ATCTGAAACATATTTTGATAATATCTATACTAGAGCATATAAAGCAGGTTCTACTGGCGGTAAACTGCTTGGCGCCGGTGGCGGTGGATTCTTTCTATTTTATGTAACACCAGATAAAAGAGAACAAGTTTCTCGAGCCATAACCAAGGATAGCGATTGTAAGATTTATGATTTCAATTTTTCTTTTGAAGGCAGCAGCATAGTATCTAAATAATATGTACATTAATTGTAATATAGATATAATAGATTATACATTCAACAGTCAAAAGAAATTTAAATGATCTCAACTAAAATTGCTAAAAAAGCAGCTAAACGTGCCAAGGTTTTACTTAGTGGTGATAAATTCATTGGTTCTGAACCACTTCCAGACTCAATCAAAACACGCATGGATATTACTTTAGCATATAATTGGTATAACTATTCTTGTGATAATAAGCAGCTGATTCCATGGATTATTGAATACATGAAAAATTCTGGTTGTTATACGCAACAACAAATTTCTGCTTATCGTAATAGCCCAGATAGTAGGACCTGTTCTACTGTTGGAGCCATTGCACGACTAATTAATAATGGTGTTAATATGCCAAAAGAAACTGTTGAATGGGCTCACAAGAAGATTCTAAAGACACTTACATATGCACTAATTCACAAAAATAGTGAATTGGTGCAGCCGAAATATACTATTTCTATTGCTGATCGTGTCAAAGAAAAATCTTTTAATATTATTGGAGATTTAGAAGTTGAATTAGATAAATTCTGTGCAAATGGATACGTATCTGATTTTAATCCATATGATTATATGAAAACCAATGATGTTAAATCAATTCATGCTACAAAACTTGCTAAATATTATGAAAGTTTAAGTAAAGAACTTCAAGATGCACTTTCTAATGAAGATCCTCAACTAAAAGAAGGTTATTCGTATCTTACTAAACCACAGCTTCGTAAGTATCTTGAATTTGTAAATAAAATTGTAGCTGATGCTCAATCTATGAATCAGATTAAGAAGGCTGTTCGTAAACCACGCAAGCCAAAAGAAAAGTCTGCTACTCAACTTATTTCTAAACTAAAATATCTAAAAGAAAGCAGCCAATTTAAAATTGCTTCCATAGATCCAACTAGAATTATCAGAGCTCAAACGCTAATTGTTTTTAATACTAAATATAAGAAGCTGGGAATGTATGTATCTGATGGACCTGCAGGCCTTTCAATTAAAGGTACTACTATTATTAATTATGATCCAGTTTTATCTATGACTAAAACACTAAGAAAACCTGAAGACGTTCTTCCAAGTATTTTAAACAACAGCAAAACTCTTCTTAATAAGACATTTAATGGAATTAAAACTACTGCAGCATCTCTTAATGGTCGTATTAATGAAGATACAATTTTAGTTAGGATTTTATAATGACTGATAATGTCATCAAGTTTCCAAAAAAAGATATGGATGAATATGACGTAGATATTCCAAATACCGTAGAAGAATTTGAAAAAAGTAAAGATCAAATTAAACACCAATTCTTTGATTTTCTTTCAATAGAATTTTCTGCACCTTTATTCAATAGAGCATGCATGCATGGATTTGATATTAGTGATGAAAGCCACATCTTAGATTGCATGTTGGTAGTTGAATCAATAAAGTCTTTACTTCTTAAAAGTAAAGATCTTCATCATCCTCTTCAAGATTATGCTAAAAATAATATAACTTGTGGAGAAGACCAATTTAGTTTTAGTTTTCAATTAGATGAAGATGAAGAATAAATGTGTACATTAATTCAGTATAGTGTATAATTTATTATAACTAAACGTTTGGAAAAGAACATATAAAATGATAATTATGGATCTATCGCAAGTTATGATTGCGACATTAATGGTTCAATTGGGTAATCACACAAATGCTGATGTAGATGAAAATCTGCTACGGCACATGATACTCAATTCAATCCGTGCTAATAAGATGAAATTTGGCCCTGAATACGGCGAACTAGTTATTGCTGCTGATGCTAAGCATTCATGGCGCAAGGATGTCTTCCCTTATTATAAGGCCAATCGTAAGCGCGATCGAGATGCATCTGAACTTAATTGGAATCTTATATTTGAATCGCTAAATAAGATTCGTGACGAGCTAAAGAGCGTATTCCCGTATAGAGTTATTAAACTAGATGGTGCAGAAGCTGATGATGTTATCGCTACATTAGTTAAGAATCGCCCTCACGACTTTGATAAGGTACTAATTCTTTCTGGAGATAAGGACTTTCAACAGCTCCAACAATACGCTAATGTTAAGCAATATAGTCCAGTTCTTAAGAAGTTTATTACTTGTAAAAACCCAAGTGCTTTCCTTAAGGAACACATCATCCGCGGTGATGTTGGTGATGGTATACCAAACTTCTTGAGTGCAGATGATAGTTTAGTAACAGGCACTCGGCAAAAGCCAATTAGTTCTAAGAAGCTTGAAGTATGGCTTAAGACCTTCCCTATTGAATTCTGTACTCAAGATATGCTTAGAGGTTTCAAGCGCAATCAACAGCTAGTTGATTTTGAATATATTCCAGCTGAAATAGAAGCTGCTATTCTTGAAGAATACAAGAATGAAGCCAATAAAGATAGAACCAAGCTATTTGATTATTTTATAACTAATAAGCTAAAGAACTTAGTTGAATCTATAAATGACTTTTAATTTAAGAAAGAATTGGTAAATGAATAAGCGGTTAGGTGTTTCAGAAATTCTGAAGCTAATATCAGAACTTCCTGATGAAGAAAGCAGACTAGCATCTTTGGCTACCTGTTATCAAAATAGTGTTCTTATTGAAACTTTAAAATGCACATTCCATCCAGATATAATATTTGATCTTCCTGAAGGTGATCCTCCTTTTACTAAGAATGAATTTTTAGATCAACACACCAACTATTATAGTTCATTTCGTCAAATGTATCTATTCATTAAGGGCGGTGCACCAAACCTAAAACCTATTCGAAGAGAAACACTATTCGTTCAATTTCTTGAAGGCTTAAGTCAAGAAGATTCTAAGTTAGTTCTTGCTATGAAGGATAAAAAGTCTTTGTACTCAGGAATTACTTATGATTTAGTATATAAGGCATTTCCTGGTCTACTTCCAGAACAAAAGTCTACTCCATTTTTAGAAAAGCCACAACAAATAAATAATAAACCGGTAGAAATAGTTAAACCAACCGGTTCTGGAACTAGAAACGAGGAATTGGAACGAGCCTGCCCTTTTGGATGCATTTCAAGCCGTGGAAGTCAATATTATATGCCCGGTCCACTAACAGCGCATCTAAAAAGAAAGCATAGTTTTACTGAATCTGAAATTCAACAATTTAAAGAAGAGCAATATTAAACTAATGTCTAAGACGCGCCGAAATTATAATGAAGAATACTTTGATGATGAAGAATACAATATGGATATCGATGATTATCGTCAACATCAAAAAGAAAAACGAATCACTCGTGCTCTAAAAACTAAAGATCTAGATGATCTAATGAATTTAGAAGACGATATTTTTTAAAGATAAATATATCTTTAAAATTAGGAGATAACAATATGCCATTTTGGGGCTTTCATACACTACTTGACTGCAGCGGCTGCGAAAAATCAGCAATTACAGATCCTAAAGTACTAAAGGCTTGGGTTGAAGCTCTTGTTGAACGAATTAGTATGGTTCCTTATGGTCCTCCACAAATTGTTCATTTTGGTCATAACGAAGTCCATCTTGAAGGATGGACTGTAATTCAATTAATAGAAACAAGCAATATCATTGCGCATTTTAATGATCATACTGGTGAAGCCTATATTGATGTCTTCTCATGCAAACCATATGATATTGAAGATGTTGTAATGACAGTAGTAGAATTCTTTAATCCAACAAAAGTAAGAAGATCCTTCTTAACACGCCAAGCTGATTGATAAAACATATGAAAATTAATTTAGATAATGAACAAATATCTGGCATAGAAGATTTACTAAAACACCACATCACTAGAATTGCATTTCCAGGAATTCTTACTCTATATAGAGAAGAAGATGATACCATAACTATGATTATTCATAAATATTCAAACATAAAGGAGCCTTAATATTCCTACATATAAGTTTAGAAACAACGAAACTAAAGAAGAATTTACCCAATTTATGGGTATATCCGAAGGCGACCGATTCTTAGAAGCCAATCCACACATTGAAAAACTAGTAAATGGCGCACCAATGTTGCATTCTGGTCGTGGCCTTGGTGGTGGACTTAAAGTTGACAATTCATTCAATGATATTCTTAAAACAATAAAGAAAGGAAATTCACGCGGATTTAGTAAATCAACAATTCAAACAAAGTGATCTTTATTTGTTATGTTAACATGTAAAAGGATTTGCGTATATGACAGTAGTAGAATTAAGAACAAGCAGAAAACAAAAAAGAAACGCCGCAAGACAACAAGGACATATACCAGAAGCTAGAGGATTATATATAAAGCATATTAGTCCACTCACATCTAATCAAGACAAAACATTTGAAGCGTTTTCAAATAACAAAAATCTACTGTTACACGGATCTGCAGGAACAGGAAAATCTTTTATTTCATTGTATCTTGCATTATTAGAAATTCTAGAAGGAAATCGTGGCGACCTGCATAAGGTCGTCATTTTGCGTTCTGTAGTACCTACACGAGATATGGGTTTCTTACCAGGTTCTGCTAAAGAAAAATCTAAAGTCTATGAAGCACCTTATAATTCTATATGTAATGAACTCTTTGGCCGCGGTGATTCATATGAGATCCTTAAGACTAAAGGGATTGTAGAATTTCAAACAACTTCATTTATTCGTGGTACAACCTTTAGTGATTGTATTATCATAGTAGATGAGATGCAAAACATGACGTACCAAGAATTAGATTCAGTTATCACACGTGTTGGAGATAATTGTAAAATAATCTTTTCAGGAGATTTTAAACAAACCGATTTGACTCGTGATTCTGAACGCAATGGATTACATACATTCATGAAGATTCTTAAACATATGAATATGTTTGATTGTATTGAATTTACAAAAGAAGATATTGTTCGTTCTAAATTAGTAAAAAGTTATATCATTGCTAAAGAAGAATTATTAAATCAATAGATGTACATTAATTTAAAGCATTATATAAT